TTCAGTTCTTCATACGTGATGGCGGCATCGCCCTTTCCGATCACTACAGGCTTGACCAGAGTGATGGTGATTTCTTCTTCAAACATGGATCAATTCTCCGTTACGGAAGGGCTTTCCCACTTCACTTCAATAGTGGCGTCGGAAGATTTGGCTTCTTGTTGATCGAGGGCCCACATGTTGCGACCGATGATGGTTTTGCCGTTGGCCAGCTCGGCCACCACAGTGGCGTTGCTCATGCCGTTGATGTCGGCCAGGCTCAGGTTCGCCGAGTCGCGCAGCGTGGCGGCGATGTAGCCGGGCTGTGGCGTCTCGCTGTAACCGTGGACGCCGTCCTGACCTTTCAAGGTTTCGCGGGACACCCCGGAAACCTTGTAGGAAAAGTCACCGGCAAGCATGTAGCTCACGCCGTCGACGGTCAGGTAGCAGGTCCCGGCGAGGCGGTTGGTGTTATCAGCCATGTTTATCTCCAGGCGAAAAAAAACCGCTCGAAAGCGGTCGATGACAGGCGGCCTGGGTTACAGGCGGAATTGAGCGAGCAGCGCGAAAATCCGCAGCTGATTGATCAGGGTGCCGGGCCACAACACGTCAACCCGATTTGGGTTGATGCTGTTCTTCTCGACAATGAGCCCCTTGGCGAAGCCGGCGGCGTCTTGCACATAGCCGTTGAACTCCAGTTCACCGTACTGAGCGATCAAGTCGGCCTTGATGATGTTGGGGGTGACGATGGCCGATCCCGGCGCGAAGCGGGTGCCATTGGCCGCCAACTTCACCCGCGAGTATTTCGAGGTAACCAGCGATCGCTGCGCACGCAAGACGAACATCAGCAAAAACAGGGTTTCGACTTGCAGGTAGCTGTCATCGGCCGCGCCGAAGGCATTCTGTTGATAAGTGGTGATCAGGTTCTCGATCGCCACCGTGCCGTCACTGCCGACCATGAACGTTGAGATGCCGTCCCACAGTAGCGTATTGCGTTCGCCCAAAATGAACTGGGAGGCCGACGGTGGCGCCAGCACAGTGCTCAATGTGAGCGTTTGCAATGGACGTCCTGGGTCAGCGCGCAATGCCACGGCGGCGGTGCCGGCCACATCGGCGGCCCAAATCCACGCCGGCGACGGCGAGTTGTAGAACCCCATGATGGTTTCGTGCTGGTTGTTGCGGGCATTGCCGGCAGTCGATAAGGTCGAAACTGTGCCGCGCTGCGCAGCAAACACGTGCCCGTAGACCTGATTCGCGTAGCTCCACCGACCAGTCTTGTCGTTGAGCAGGTTTTTCAACGCGTTCAACGAAGCCGTATCGGTGTAAGGGCAAACGATGAAGTCGAAGGGTTCGTCACCCAAGTTCGCCAACGCAGTGTCCAGCGTAGGGTTGGTGGCCCCCGAAGCCATCTGCGTCAGGGTCAGAGTGAGGCCTGCCGGAACAGCCTCACCGCTCGATGAGCCCTGGTAATTCAGGCGCAGATCAATTTCGTTGCCCCCGAGGCCTTTATTTTTGGCCGTGATGGTTACCGTCGCGGTGGTGGCTGTTGCAGTCACCGGCAGATCGCTGGAACTGTTGACCAACGCTGCCAATGCGGTGGCGATATCGGCAGCAAGTTCACCAGTGGTGACGGTGAGACTCAGCAGTTGCCCGGCGATGTACAGCGAGATCACACCAGTTGCCGTCGGGGTTCCTGCGATAAGCACTGTGCCCGTCGCTGCAACACCGCCGGCAGCGTCAGCCAGAGGCAAAAACCAGACCTCACCGAAATCATCGGCACGCACATAGGCGTCGGTCATCAACGCCAGCATGGAGCCCAGACCACCCTTGGCTTTAGCGTCGCTGACACCCTGCCCCAGCACCGGGATGTTTACCACACCATTACCCGACGCGGTGACCTGACCGATGATCAGGGTGCGCTGGGTCTGGGCTCCGCTGTTGGCCTGGGAGTTATCCACTTCGGCATAAAATAACGGAACCCGCAGGTTCCCCGGGATATTGCTGAATGGGACGGTCATAGACTGTCGCTCCCTTCAATGGCTTTGGTCTTTTCCACCTTGGCCGGTACCGAAGCTTCCGGGGCTGGAGGGGTGAGGGTTACATCGTTGCAGTTCAGCTGCCGCGACCAGTAAATGTCACCATCAGGAACTTCGCGGCCCGCTTCTGGCAGAAAGTCACGTTTTACCGGGTCACGCACCAGCAACCCCGGTGTGGGATAAATGCGCATAATTACTCCTGCAATTCTTCAAAAGAGAGGCCGCCTTCTGCTCGGCCATCAGGGCCTTCAGTTCGAGGGGACGGAATGACGGAATCAGGAAATGGAGCATCCGGATAGGTACCAGATGCATCGAACACGTTGACCAGGTCATCGGTGATCTCGACCATTTCCAACGGTACGATCGGCGACACCTTCGCCGCCTCGACCACCGGATCGAACGGAGGCACAGGGGGCGGTTCTTCAAGTGGGTAGAAGTCTTCAGGGCCCTGGTAAAACTCCATACCGACATCCATCACCAGTTCGCCCAGGTTCTGCTCACCCTCGCCGTCTTCATCCATGCGGGAGCGGATAAACGGAAAATGCTGCAGTCGAGTCATCAGCGGCGGAAAGTTGATTAGCGCCATCTCAATCCGGCGCTGCATATCCTCCAATGCCAATATCATCGCACTGGCAGCGGCGTTTTTCGGTAGGGCTTTGAGCTGAAGCCGGGCCGTTATCCGGATGGTGGCCGTGACGTTGAACTGAGGGCCGCCATTGCGCCCCAAGGACTCCTTGTCCTCTTCGGGCGAGTGCAGCCAGATGATGGGGTAACTGCCGTTCCAGGTAGGCCAATTCCGAGCAGCGAACACGTTGTCACCGGCCTCGGTTTTACCTTTCAGAGCTTCAGCCGCGATCTGCCGTAACTGGGAGGTGGTGGTCATCACATTTCACTCAGCATGAGTTTGGCCCATCCATGGCTGTCAGGACGGACCTCTGTCACCAAATACCGTTTGCCAACACTGGGGATATAGACCTCATCGTCCTGGCCCGGAGGGGCACGAAATATCGACAGGCGAACACCCAGCACCGGCTGAGTAGAGGTGATCCCAACCATCGGGTCGATCATCTCGACCTCCCGATAGGCGGAATCAAAAACGCCATCGATGGCATAGCCGGTACCGCCCACCGGATAGAACATTGGCTTCCCGGCTGGCTGCTCGCCTTCACCAAAAATGGTTTCCAGAGGGCCGAGCACCAGGCTATCCCAGTCGATCATTACGCGATCCTCACGGTTGGACCGGCCGCCACGCTGACATGGGGGCCTACCTGTTTGCGTTCGATGACGGTCTGATCGACCAGAAACCCCAACTCGGTCAAGGTCTCGATCTCATCCGCCGACAACTCGACGGTCTCGCCTGGCCCATAACAGTTGCCATCCACGCCTATCACGGTTCGGCCATGGGCCACGACGGCCTCCTTTGCAGAGACCTCCGTTTTTGAGGCGCTGGCCATTAGCACACTTTCGCGGCGAGGCAGGCGTTAACCCGGCTTGGGATAACTAGGGGCGAGCTCTGCATCAGCAGGATGCGCTGGGCCGGATCGTTTTCAACCCAGGTCTTCGGCGCATAAGGCATCGCCTGGTAGTTGAAGGCAGGGTCAAGGATAGAGCCGAAGGCACGGGTACCCATCAGCTGTTGACCAGACATGATCATGTAGCCGTCTGGCAACATTGGTTTTTCAACGCCGTTGTCGTCGATAAACCAGTCGTTGTACAGCCACAGATCGAACTGGCCCCAGCGACCTTTGTAGACTGCGCCCGGGGCAATCTGTGGACCGATGTTAATGCTGCCGGCTTCGGATTGTTTCGGAAAGAAGATCGCGCCGAATACTTTTTCGTCATTGGAAAAGGTCTTCCAAGCCGACGTGGTGAACACCAGGTCAGTAGCCTGAGCGCCGGAAAGCTGCAGCATCAGGGTTTGCCATTCTTCCAGGTTATTGGCTGGAATGGTGTCTCGACCGGCAGCGTTGAAGTTAGCCGTAATACCCCAACGGCTATTACCAGTCAAGGCAATCGAAAGC